GCACAACGGATAGAACAGCTTGCATGGATGCTGTTTTTAAAGATATATGATGCCAGAGAAGATGACTGGGAAATAGATGATGATAATTATCAGTCCATCATTCCGGAAGAGTGTCGTTGGAGAAATTGGGCTGCGGATGATAAAAGCGGCAAAGCTATGACCGGCGATACTCTGCTGAACTTTGTCAACAATACCCTGTTTCCCACATTGAAGAATCTTAATGTTACACCAGATACTCCTCTTAAGAAATCTATTGTTAAAACTACTTTTGAGGACGCTAATAACTATATGAAGGATGGTGTATTGCTTCGTCAGGTCATCAACGTTATCGATGAACTTGACTTAAGCGATTATGAGGAAAGCCACGCTTTTGGCGAAATCTATGAATCAATCCTTCGCGAACTTCAGAGTGCAGGCTCTGCCGGTGAATTTTATACACCTCGTGCAGTAACCGATTTCATGGCAAAAATGATAAAGCCGAAGATTGGTGAGAAGATGGCGGATGAAGCCGTTGCGTGATTGATACAAGGATTTCTGCCCGTTTTCGTTAGGGCGTTTTGAATATAAGGGAATTACCGCCTTTCTCACACCGAGGGGTGTGCAGAGGGCTTATTTTTTTGCCTGCCAGCAGCGGAGACATCTCTCATCCAGCGGTGCGGGGTGTTCAGACTGGATGGGCTTGCACACGCACATAACGAAAAGCCTTGTCCCGTAACGATTTGCAAGGGGTATCGTTACGAGGGTGTGCAGATTGTCGATCTGATGTATTTCTTGTTCCATCGGTGGCACTGAAAAAGGACTTCCAGCGGTTGTGCTGAAAGTCCCTTTTTAATACTGTAATTGAGATGTTAGAAAAATGCGATGCTTCTCTTCAGTGGCATAAGTGCTTGTTTTGTGCGTTATGATTAAACACCTAACGGCAGAGTGCCTTGCTGTGCCGCCATCGGTTCATCATCCAGGATGTGCGAACTGACGATGCGGCTGCCTGCGTACATAAGATATTTTACGCCGCTTGCTACAGCCATCTCCTCGGCGGCCGCCTGCTTTGCTTTTACCACGGTATCATCAATCTTGTTGTCTCCCTTGACCTCTATAAGCTGATAGGAGCCGTCCGCCATCTTCGCAAGGAAGTCGGGATAATACTGACGGATTCTGCCGGACTCAGGGTCGTAGTAGTGGACAGAGAGATCGCCTTGGTTCGATGTGAACATACCCGTGAAATACACCTCTGCGACCTTGCCGCTCGTGATGTACTGCATGAAGCATTCTTTCTCCGGGATGGAATCGAAGCAGTAAGTATCGGCGTGGAAGCTCTTCTTAAGCTGCTCCGGCGTGAAGCCCGGATAGCGGTTTGTAAGCACAAGGTCATCCTTTGCGGAGAATTCGTAGTAGCCTGCATCCTTCGGCTCACGCAGCAGAACCAGTTCCTTGTCCTCTGTCTTCAGTTCCGAGGTGATGTCGAAGAGCGCATGGAACACAGCCGGGATGATGTAGTCATCAAGAACTGCGTTATAGCGGTTGACCGCATCAAGAACTGTGTCGATTCCGTCTATGGACTCACGGAGTATCCTTGCTGCGAGAACACAGGAGATATTCAGATAACGCGCCACCTCTCCCGCAAGAGAGAATTCGCTGTACTTCATATTCTCCTGGAGGTAGTCAATGTTCTTCTCCTTGACCGTGGTATCGCGGGCAAGGCTGTCACGCTCGTACATGATGCTGGCGTACTTTGAAAGGTCAGCATCTACCAGCTTGAAATCGACAGGCTCGGAGTATTCCTTTTCGTGGAGCGTATACTCGTGCCACACACGCTTGAGGGTAATCGTCCTCGGCGGCGGCAGGACACGCACTTGGTACTTGTGACGATCAGCATTGGACGGATTCTTGATGTCCTTGATCTCCATGTTGAAGTTCTTATGAAGCTCATCGTCCAAGGTATCGTAGTTTTCTTTGGAGAGGAATACCGTGGCCGTCAGGCGTTCATCCGTGATTGCACGGAGACAGCGCATCGTAGCCTGGAGAACGAATATCTTTGACTTCGGGCTGCGGAAAAGTGCCACGCCAAACAGGGAGCGGCAGTTCCAGCCTTCCTTGCCTTTCTCGACAAGGATAATAAACTGCTTTTCGTTGCCTTCCGTTCCGGGAACATCGAGGTTATTGAAGTCCCTGATGTCATCGTTCTTTGTGTACTTGGCATCGCCGACATTCAAGAGAATCTTTGATGCAGGGATACCGAGATTGGCGAGTATCCTCTCAAGAGCGGGCTTGACCTCCGTGGCGGCTTCCTCAACGCCTGCCGCATAGATGGCAAGTTTCGGATTCAGACCTTCGTAGGTCTGACCGCCGTAACGCTCCCAGAATGTGGCTACCACGGCTTTGAGGAATTCATCGCTCTTGACATTCTCGAAGCCGAGCGGGTCTGCGTCTTTCAAGAAGCCGTTCCAGATGGATTCACGGAGACCGTAGGCGTAGACCACTTCCGGCAGAAGCTGATTCTTGACATACGGCGTACCCGTGTAGTTATAGCAAGCCACGATGGATGTGTTTGCCGCAAGCAGATTGATGGTATCGCGGAGACTTGTTTTATTCGCTCCGCTCGATCTGATCTGCTTTTCCAGGTCTGCACCGAAGAGGTGGTGAGCCTCATCGACATAGACACCGAGTTGCGGAAGACGGCACAGTTTCTTGAAACGCTGGTTATCCATCAGCGTGGTATCGTCCCATGCGTCATCATCTTCCTCGTCTCCGCCGGCACCGTAGACGGCGGAAAGCAGAGAGCCGGAGCCATTAAAGAGCATCTGACCTGGAGTTTCCTCTTTGCGCTTTTTCTTTACGATGATCTTCTGCGTGTTGGAGATGATGATATTGAAATCGGAATCATCAATCGTGTGCAGAATAGTTCCTGTCTCATCCAGGAAGTGAAACTTGATATTTGAATCAAGCACACGGGCATACTCCGGCGGCACGACTTTCGTCTTATCAAAGGTCATGATCTCACGGAGCGACTGGAGGACGGTCTTGTCCGGCGCGAACACGAGAGCATTATGACAGAAACGCTTATCCCTCGGATACTTTTTCGCAAGCAGGAATTCATAGAAGATGCAGGTGCCCATAAGGATGGTTTTGCCAAGTCCCATCGTGAGGGCATAGATGTAGTTCGGATAGTCCTCACGGTATTTCTTCATCTGCTTGAAAAGCGTGTCGGTCTGCTTCTCGGTCGGGGCGTCAAAGAGGCGAATCTGACCACTTTTATCGATGGCATAATAAGACGCATCGGAGAAACGGTCTCTCTTATGACGCCAGTCATCGAACATCTCGTAGACCTGTTTGTTGTTCATGAATTCCTTTACGAAAACATACATCTCCAAAGCCTCGAACTGCGGCTTGCGCAGAAAGGCATGGGGATTCTCCTCGCTGTCATTGTAGGCGAGGAACTTCCTCGTAAGGTCGTTATAACGGGAACGAATCTTTCCCCGGTTCGTGGTGTAGTAGTACCACAGTTGTTGATTGAATGAAAAATTCGGATCAAATTCTACAGCCATTTAACGCACCTCCACTTCCAGAGACTCGGAGAGCAGGTCGGTGATCTTGACTTTGATTGTGCCGCAACCTTCCGGGATGTCGTAGATGCCCTTAACCATCTCGTCTTTGTCGGGAACATCAGTCACGGCGGGCTGCATGACTACGCCATCGTAGTTCCAGTCAATCATGATAGAATCGACAAGTTGACGCCAATCCTCCACATACTCTTTTTGGAGGGAGAGCTTCTGCATGAGGTTCATCGGGTAGAACGCACGGATGACCAGTTTGCCTCCCTCACGGACGATTTCAGCCTCGGAGTCGCGCTTAAGCTGAAGGTCTGCTTTATCGCGGAGGATGTCCATGATTTGGATATCTACCTTGTACTCGTTCAGTTCCTGTTCCAGCGCACCTTTCAGGTCTGGCTCGTGTCCCATGCAGACGATAGTTATACGCTCCACAGGCTGGTTCGGATTCTCCTCTTTGCGTTTCTCGTAGGTCTTGTACGGAAGGTTCGCAAGGAGTTCCTTCAAGTCCGCATTGGTAGCGATACGGTTTACAGGCATGATCTTTACCATTCTGCCGTCAAGTTCACCGTCCCAGACATCGCTCTGCGGGAATGACTGGATTTCCAAGGCGGCGATGAGAAGGTCGCGGGCTTCAACGGGATTGCGGAAGAAGTCGTAGTTGTTCACGTTATAGACTTCAAAGCCTGTGTACTTCACATCCTCCAAGGCGGCCGTATCCAGTCCTTTCGCCTTAAAGAAGTCGATTACCTTGCTACGGTCTTCAGCACTCAGTTCGGTATTGCCGCCTGCACTTGCTGCGGCGAGGTACGGAGCAGGCTCCTCCGCAACCATCGAAAGCTGCGGCTGAATCATCTCGTAGGTCACAGGCTTGTGGGTCGGTTTCAGTTCTGCGGCGATGGAGAGCAGACGCTTGGTAGTGGTTTGAATGGCACCGAGGTTGATGTCCGCACCGATAAAGCGTCTACCAAGTTTCATGGCAACCGCCTGTGTGGTTCCACTACCCATGAAGCAGTCAAATACTAAATCGCCAGGGTCTGTGGCCGAGAGAATAATTCGCTGCAATAGAGCCTCCGGCTTTTGAGTTGGATACCCACTATTCTCTGCCGCTGTAGGAATCTGCTGGAAAGACATAATATCTCCCCATACATCTGACAAAGCTCTGTCATCGGCCAACTCGGTCACATAATCTGAAAGCTCATCAAGAGTTTCAATTTCTGCTAACTGTGCTTTGACAGACTGAAAAGAAAGAACATCTCCCCACACATCTCCATAGGGTTTGCCCTTTTTGATAACATCATCGAGGTATCTGCGTTCGCCACGTCCATCAAAATAGCGTCTTCCGTTTTCGTCCACTTTATTAAAACGCTTCAGATATTTCTTGGACTGCTTTTGGAAAAGTTTATTGTACTTTACCTGCCCGATATTCTTGGCGTAATAAAGGATGACATCGTGGCCACGAATCCAGTTTTGAGCCTGAGACTTAAATCCAGATAGTACCGTGATGTCCCAAATGATCTCACGCCGAAAGTTATTCTGTCCAAAAACCTCATCCATGATTTGTCTGACATAGTGGGCGCGTTTTTCGTCCATATGCACATAGATACTACCCGTATCAGCCAACAGTTCACGGCAAATAAGAAGCCTCTCGTAAATAAACTGGAGATACTCATCGTTCGTCCAGATATCAGTATACTGTTTCTCTTCAAATGAAGTCGCATCTGAAGAGGCTTTCGCTCCACGCACATCAATCTTCTTCTTGTAGTCGGCTTTGCTGTCGAATGGAGGATCGATGTAAATCAAATCAATCTTCCCACGAAATTCCTTCAGCAGATGACTCATAACCTGGAGATTGTCTCCCCAGAAAATCTTGTTGATCCATCCGTCCTGGGCATCACCGTAAGATTCCCGCAACTGTGCAGGATAATACTGCGTGGAGCGGTAGGGACGCTTGCCCGTCCAGCGAAGTTCAGGGAAGCCCTTGATTGTGGGTCTCTGTTCAAATTCAAAAGTAAGTTGCTCATCCATTGTGGTTATCCTCCATTTTATCGTTTCTTGCATCATATCCGTATTTCGCGGCTATAGTTGTTATTTCTGCGGCTCTGATAGGAACGAGCTGCTGTTCCTCGTATAAGTCCCTTCCAAGCAGGCTGTGGAGTACGATGTACTTATCCGTTTCAAGTAAATTAGGATTCTCGCTCAAAAAACCGTTTACACGTTCCAGCATTGCAGGGTCGGTCAGTTGTGAAATAGTGGAGCCGATGTCAATCTCGCCTGCATCGTGGAGTTTCTTAAGGCTGCTCAACATTCCGAGCCAATGATACAGGACTTTACGCTTTTCTGCATCGGCTTCTTCCTTCGACATATTTGTGGTAGCTTTCGGCTGTCTTATGGCAACATCCGTACTTGCTTTTGATTTCGCAAGGACTGCATCAGCCTTCAGTTCTTTTGATGTAAGAGCCTCTTTTGTGCGGCGGTAAAACGGAACGATATGCTCATGCCATACATTCGGAAGCACTTCATAAAAGAAGATGTCAACGGCTCTATCAACGATGATTTCAGTGGCTTCCATCGCCGTGTCCCGGACGGTGTCTTTGAGGTAGTCCTTAACAGGAGAACCTTTTCTGACGGGGGCAGCGGGCGGTGCAGAAGTTCTCTGCTGAACCATAGGTGTGTTTTCTACATAGTGTTTCAGTTCCCTCAGAACCCTGTGGGGCTTGCGATTCATAAGCCGTCCGTATTCATCAATAAAAGCCTCGTCCCGTTTCCATTTCGCAAAAAGCTCATCATCGGGAATGATATATATGATGTTGTCTTTTCTGACTCTGTGTTCAGCCATATCATCGCTCCCTTATTTATTCTTGCAGTAGAATCGGAAGTCACACGCATTGCAGACCTTCGGGTCATCGGAGCAGCGGTGGAAATCCTTCTTCATTATCTTCTTAACCGTATCATCGAATACCGCCATCGTTCCTTCCACAGCGGACTTCGTGTACGGATACGAGATTGTCGGTACTCCGTCATCCTCGCCGGTATAGTAGAGGTGCATCTTGCTGACCTTCTGCCCTGTGCGTTCCTCCACGAGGTGGGCGTAGATATGAAGCTGCCGTCTGTACTGTTCAAGCCTTGCCCGCATCTTTTCCATGTCGGGCTTGCGCTCGGCTTTGAAGTCCACGATTTCAACCGTGTCTCCCTCGCCGCGAATCAGGTCAATCTTGCCTTCGATGATGTAGTCCGGATTTACCAGGGAAACATCGACCTCGGCCTGCTGTATTTGCGACCAGTCACCGTGCTGTCTCTCTACATAGCGAAGAACCTGTTTCAGAGCCGCTTCACGCTGGGGACCGGCGAGGTAGGTATGCTCGGTCTTTGTGAGAGACACATAGTTCGAGTCAAACCATCTACTGACATTCTCCTCGGTGATCGTTTGCTCCTCATGCCGAAGGGCGGCGCGGTGTATGTCCTCAATCGTCTCGTGAACGAGCGTACCGAAGAGCATAGCGTTCGCACGAACGGGCATAAATTCCAGTTCCTTATAGAACTTGTACTGCAAGGCGCAGGTCTCGTAAACCGTGATGTGCGATGTAAACGAGTAGGTATTCTTGATGTTCACATCTTTTATCGGCTTGAAGTCGAATTCACTTATATCAAATCCGGGGCTTTCCACAGATTGCAGTTCCCCGTAGATGTCTTTGAAGTAGTTGCTGGGCGTCCGCTTGTCCTCGCAGCAGGTCAGGATCAGCAAATCCTGTGCGCGGGAGAACGCCGTGTAGTAAAGACGCCAGAAGTCAAAGAACTTCGTGACCTCATACGGCTCGAAAGCCGGACGCTTGAAGTATCGATCCTCTATCTGCATCATGAGGTCGTTTGTGTTCTTCCTCGGCACATTTGCCAGGGAATCCACAAGGACAATCGGAAATTCCATGCCCTTGGACTGGTGTATGGTGAGGAAGGAAACGCAGCCGCTTGGCGCATACTCCGAATCATCCTCATACTCCGTAATGCCGCCGTCAAAGAGCAGACGGAGATACAGATTGAAGAGCATCTCGGTGTTCTGATCTATACGGCGTTTGCCCTTATATTCACCTGCATCCAAGACATCTACCCGGTGGAGGTACTCGAATTTACCGACGATCTGTGTCAGCTTTGCTATGTTCCGTGCCGGACGGATATCTACCACACCGACATCCATCTCTGTATCGAGAATCCCTGCAAAAGGCTGGAATTCAAAGAGCTGGTACATGAGACCACAATAGGCGTAGTCCGTTGCGCCGGTCAAACCGACATGGACTTTACCGCGGCGGCGTATCCACTTAAGAAGCTCTGCGTTCTCCGGCTTCGTGAGGTACTCGTTCGCCGTCATGATGCAGTTTCGGTAGTAGGTCAGATGCTCCGGCTGGAGGAAGGTATAGTCACCGTTCTCCAAACCTTGGATATAGCGTGGAAACATCAGCATGAGGCAGCCGAGGGCAAGCCGTATCTCGTCACGCTGAAAGAACATATCCGAACGCGGCGAGTAAACATTTATGTGATTCTCTTCAAGGAAACGAGCGAGTGCAGTCACTCGTGGGTGTTTCACGGAATTGAAGAGGAAAGCTATCTGGTTATAGTCCGTCAGCTTGCCGGAGGCTTTTAAGTCATTTATGAACCGCAGGATTTTCTCATGCCACTCGTCCACGTCATCCACACCTGCAAGTTTAACGACTGCCGGGCTGTGGAGAGTGGTTTTCTCGTGCGGTTCGATTTTTTTATCGTAGCGAAAGTTCTCCCAGCGGAACTTAAACTTTGCCCCGTCTGTGGTAGCCATCCACTCGTTATAGAAATCAACGATGTCGCTGTTGGAGCGGTAGTTGATTACCAGCGGAATAATGCGACATTCGCCGTCAGCGAACTTCTGCGGAAACTCCAGGATATTACGGATGGTCGCACCACGGAAGCGGTACAAGCCCTGGTCATCGTCACCGACCACGCAGATGTTCTTTCTTTCCCCTGCGAGGAGGAACACAAGCTGCTCCTGGATGAAGTTCGTGTCCTGGTACTCATCGACCATGATGTGCGTGACCTTGGAGCGCAGCTCGTCAAGAATCTCCGCATTATCCTGCAGGAGATGGTAGGCTTCGATCTGGATGGACGAGAAGTCCATCAGATTGCCTTCCGTGAGGATTTCACGGTATTCCTTCAGCATCCGGCCGAGAGCGGCAATCGACAAGTCGGAGTCAGACATAAGTTCCTCCGGCGTCACCAATTCCTCGGACAGGTTATTGACATAGTTACAGATGGCCTCGGCCTGCTTCCACGCTCCGCCGTTCGGGAGAGCAATCTCGACTTCCGGGATATTCCTGAAACGGTGGATGTTTTGGAAGACCATGTACTGCTGGTCAAAGGCATCAAGGAGACGGTAGTTCCTGCGGAGCCTTGTAAACTCCAGGTGTTCTTTCAGGATACGAAGGCACAGCGAATGAAACGTGCCGATATACATCTCGTTGATGTTCGCCACGATTCCTCGGTCGGACAGTTCATTTGTGATTCTTGTAATCAGTTCCTTGGCGGCCTTCTCCGTGAAAGTGGCAATGAAGATGCTTTCGGGCTTCACGCCGCATTCCTCTATGAGATAGATGGCGCGCTGAACGAGCGTATAGGTCTTGCCGGTTCCGGGACCTGCCGTGATAAGGACGGGACCGTTTGCGGCTGCTATCGCCTTTCTCTGTCCCTCGTTCGCATTTCCAAAATCAAACATATCGGTGCCTTACATCCTTTCGGTTATTCATCAGATGCGGGACTTCCGTCCGGCACGACTTCCATGATATCAGCTATGTCGCACTGAAGAGCGGTGCATATCTTAAGCAAAACCGCCGTGCTTACATTCTCTCCGTGCGTGAGCTTTGCCACTGTGGAGGAACTAAGCTGTGCAGCCTCCCTCAAGTCCTGCTTCTTCATATCTTTGTCTATAAGCAATTTCCATAACTTTTTATAGCTGATAACCATGCATATGCTCCTCTGATTGTCACCCTTTGTTTCCGTCAGGGGCGTGTCTCTTTCAAGTAACTAAACGGTTACAAACAATTATAGCACATTCCGTTTCCAAAATCAAGAGTTGAGTGCGAGAACACGAATTTTTATTTTCCAAAAGTAGTATCCGCTACGAGAGTGGATTGTAGGGCGTGTTCAAAGGTGTTCAAAGAAATTTGCGAAACCTATTGACTTTTGACCGAAAATAGTGTAAACTAAAGGTTACAGTCCACCACTATGACTGAGAAAGAGGAATCGATAGACTATGAAGGCCGAATTGATTGCAAATATCATCGCTGCTCATTGCTCCGGGGACGAGGCGTCCTTCAAGACCGCTGTGGAGGCTTTGGCAGCTGACGAGGATAAAAAAGGAAACAGCCGTGTTTCAAGCATGATCCTCGATGCATATAAAGGAAAGAATATCACACTTATGAAGAAGCCCGAAGTCGGGCAGCCTGCGGGCGGAGGATTTGCCGTGCAGTCCGCCGGAGGCGGTTCAGCCGCTCCCCGCGACAAAGATAGCCTCCTGGAGCTATACGACATCGTCCACTCGGACATATCGCTTTCCGATGTGGTGCTACCGGAGAACCAAAGGAAACTGCTCCTTCAGATTTTAGAGGAACGCAAGAACAACAGCAAGCTGGCAAAGCACAACCTGCCTCCTGCAAACCGTCTGCTCCTCTGCGGACCTCCGGGATGCGGAAAAACAATGACGGCTCACGCCATTGCACACGAACTGAATCTTCCGATGGCTTATGTAAGGATAGACGGTCTTGTATCCTCCTACCTCGGACAGACAAGCGTTAACCTTAGAAAAATCTTCTCCAGCGTGGGAAATCAGAACATCGTCCTGTTTTTGGACGAGTTTGACGCTATCGCCAAGAAGCGTGATGACGGTCATGAAATGGGAGAACTGAAGCGTGTCGTGACGGCTCTGCTCCAGAACTTCGACAATATGCCGTCAAATGTGTTTTTGATTGCGGCTACCAACCACGAGCATCTGCTTGATCCCGCCATATGGAGACGCTTTAACTATACCATCAATATCGGCTACCCGGACGCTGACCAGCGCAGTGAATTGATTCAGCGGTGGTTCAAGGAATATACCGTTGAAACAGAGGTGGATGTACAGAAGCTGACCGACCTTACCGCTGACCGTAGCGTGGCACAGATAAAGGAACTGGTTATCTCTGCCGCAAAGCGATATGTCACAACCGATAAGCCGGTCACGATGGAGGATATGATAGAACTGCTCATTCAGCAGATGACGAATAATTCCAACGGTGCGGGCGTGGTGGACGCGGCCGCCGAACTGAAAGCAAGAGGCGTGAGTGTTCGGACGCTGGCAAAAGCAATCGGTATGCCGCACAACACACTCAGCTATCAGATCAATAAGATAACCAAAGGCAAAGAGGTGGATGAATAGGCATGGCAGGTGATTTTCGACCTCATCTCCTCATCACAGAGGACGATGTAGAGACTCTTGAAAATGTAAAGCAGGCGCGGAGCAAGGACCTGGGATTGGATCGAATGGCACATGGGACGAAACTGTCCACAGGTCTACAGGAAATTGTCTCCGCCTATACCCGTGTGCAGGGAACGGATTCTCTCCGTGATGAGGATATCCGTCTTTTTGAAGTTGTCCTCCAAGAGGGAGAAAAATTCTCGAACAAAACTCTTCGTGAATTCCTGGAGCAAGAAGGAATGACCATCGCTTCTGTCAGGGATTCCCGTCATGCCATCGTATCTTCACCAAAAGCCAAATTTGACTCTCTTCAGCAGAGGGTCGGAAACTACCGCGACAATAAACGCAGCAATAAAAAGTTCCAGTACATCGACAGTTTTCATTTTCCTGATCCGATTGAGAAACAGGCTCCTTCCATAAAGGAGATGCTGGAGAAGGAGGCAACCTTCCCTCTTGATGTTGAGATCATGGAGCAGCTTTTGCCGAAGGGAACCGATCCGCAGGTTCAGGCTCGTGCAGAAGAACGGCTTATTGCGCTCATACAGCAGAACCAGGGCGTTATCCAGTCAAAACCGTATAAACTTTCTGATGGGACACCTATCGTCCGTGCAGAGATTCCGCTCGGAAAACTCGAAGAGATATCCGGCGATACCATCGTCAGCCATGTTGCGCCGACGGGCTTTTACGCTACATCTCCTATGTACGCTGTCCCTGCACAGAAGCAGATGTCTCTTAATCCGAATGTTTCCATTGACGAGCTTCCTATCGTGGCGGTGCTTGATACGGGAGTTGACTTCCCTCCGGAACTTGAACCGCTAATCGTTGAACATTGGGTGCCGACAGGGGCAGCTCCGGGTGATAAGAAGCACGGAACCAATGTGGCGGGCAAGGTCGCATTTGAGAACCTTGGCGAGCAGCTTGCGTCAGGCGTCCTTACACCGAGAGCAAGAATCATAGACTGCAATATCCGTGGGCTTGATCCCGATTCCAAAAAGCCGGATCGTCCTGACCTTATCTGTAACAGTACCATGATTGCAAGAATCAAAGAGGCTGTTCTGCGTTACAAGGACATCACGAAAATCTTTAACTTCTCATCGAGCGCGGAGACACCTATCCAAGGTGACGAAATAAGCATCCTCGGCTATGAACTGGATGTCCTTGCGATTCAATATGGTGTGAAGTTTACGATTTCAGCCGGCAATCACTATCTGTACCGCAGCCAGGATTCGCTCCAGGATATTCTGAATGATGATGATAACCGCATAGCGGCACCGGCTGATTCCATGCTGAACATAGCTGTCGGTGCGATTGTCGGTGCAGAGCATAAGGAAGGTTTGAGCCGTCAGTACGATGTGGCTCCTTATTCGAGAATCGGTCCGGGGTTCAGAGGTTTCAGAAAGCCCGACATCGTCTCTTACGCAGGAACGATGACCAAGGCCGACTTTGTACCTCCCGATGAATACGCCATGATGATTGCAAGCGGCGGTCAGTGGGCGTTTGAAGCTGGGACGAGCTTTACCGCTCCTACTATCGCAGGAGACCTTGCGGAGATATCTGAGTCTGTTCCCGACCGCGATATTCTCTTATCGGAGGCACTTCTCTATCATGGCGCTGAGATGCCTATCGCCGAGGTGAAGAAAAAGAAAATCACCAGAGATGACAATGCGTTCTATGGCAATCTATACGGCAGAGGCATTGCAAATCCGCTTGCGAGTATGTTTTCCACGGCGCATCGTGTGACATTTCTGCATCGCGGTACCATGAATAAGAAATTCAAGCAGCACGCGAAATTTCTCATGCCGAGCGTATGCGATACTCAGATGGATATGAGCAAGCGTGACAAAAAGGTACGGGTGACCGTCACCTGCGTGACACAGCCGCCGGTTGATAAAACCAAAGGAGCGGAGTACCTCGGAGCATATGTAAATGCCTCGCTCCATTCAAGAAACAGCAATGATAAGTTGGTCACGAACAATCCCTCGGAATCTGACGGACGCAAGGATTGGGATACCTGCTTCCATTTTGAACAGGAGTTTTCCAGTTTTCACGGGGGTGATTGGGAAGTGTGGCTTGAACTGCATACCCGCTACGATGTAGAGGATGAGCAGGAAATAGACTACGCTCTCGCAATAACGATCGAGGACTTAACGGAATCACTTCAGCTCTATGATGCTATCATGAATGAAGCCCAGAACCGCTTTCCGGCAGTGCAGCTTGTCCGTCTTCCTGTTCGTACTTAATAAAAAGAGAGCGAGGTGTTCTCTTTTGGGAGATGCACCTCGTTCTTCTTTAATCTTTTCGCTGACTTTTCAAGAAAGCGATATACTGATTGACCTGATCTATCTCATCTTGGCTCAAGTCTTCGGTATCTTTGATTCCCGCAGCAACGGTACCGCCGGAACTTTCGGCAGCAGGTTCATCAATGTATCCTGCCGCGGCCATCAATTCCTCATAGGGAACGCCGAGGGCAGAGGCGATAGATCGAAGCACCTGTGGAGATGTCTGTTTCCGCAAGCCATCCTCTATGCGTTTTACTTCTGTATGGCTGATATCGGCAAGTTCAGCAAGCCGCCTGATCGACAGCCCTTTTTCTGTTCTTTTTTCCTTAATGTAAGTTCCAAGTTCGTTCATGATACAGTCCTCCTCGCTTGAACCTCTCTCATTATAGCATAAGTGTAACCTAAAAGCAACACTTTTTTGAAAAAAGGCTTGTGTTTTGTAACCTAAAGGTGTATACTATGAAAAACGGAACCTTAAAGTTCCGAAAACGATCGACCGCTCCATGCGGTCTATCTTTTGAACATAGTGGAACCTTTAGGTTTCGGAAAGGAGTAAGGTAATGAAGCCCAATATTGAATACATAAAACAGGAAATGGAACGGCATAAGTGGACAGGTAGCCAGCTTGCCATGAAAATGGGCGTTTCAAGAATGGAAGTAAGCCGACTTTTGCGCGGAAAGCGAGTCGGCGGCAAGAAGTGCATCGGCGGTCTTATCAAGGCGTTTCCCGATGCTGACTTAAAAGACCTATTTTTTTTGGATTGAGTGGAACTTATAGTTTCCAAGAAAGGAGCGGACGATGGAGCAAGTGAAGAATCTTGATGATAAACGTGTCTGCGATAAGAGCAAGGACGGCAAGGTCATCGTCATTCGGAAGAAGGACTGCATTACCCGGATTACCGCCAATGCAGACAGAACGCTCAAGGTTACCCATGAGTATGTGAAGTAAGTCGAAAGCAACAAAATAGAAATCCGTGAGAGCGCCAGACGACAGTACGGATACCTTATCAAAGGTATCGTCCTGCCGTCTTTTCGTTTCTATAAGCGGATTTCACGGCTCCTTGCGGATTTCAAAGCAAATCTGAAAGGAGCCATTTTCATGCAAAGGAACAACGATTCAAAGAAACGCAAGAGCGGGTTCAATCCCAACCGTACCTGTTATCTGACGGCTGACGGCAAGTATTACTGCTACGAACGCTGGGACGATGACGCGAAGTGCGTGGTAACGCAAAGACTTGAGGTCGGCAAAGACCTGTCGGTTGAACTGACCATCATGCTCGATGAGTCCGACCACGACATGGATTTACAGGACCGCTACGAGAGCGAACTGCGCGATCCCCTGTTTGACGCGAAGGTGAACAGCTACAAGGCCGATCCCGACAGCGAGGATGCGGTCGATCCCTGGGACATGATCGCCGACAAGGGCGGCAGCCCGGAAGACGCCATGTTCGCCGAGCCTGAGCCGGAAAATCCTAAGGCTGCAGAGGTCCGCCGTGTCATTGACAAGGAATGCAGCGAGTCGCAACAGGACTTCTTCTTCGAGCATTTCGGCATGGGCACTTCGCTTGAGGATATGCGCCAGGCTGAAGCCGAGCGGACGGGCAAGCTGCCTTCCTCCGCGGCAATGACCAACAGAAAAAACAAGATCATCAACAAGACAGCAAAAGCCCTCGGCGTGGAGCGCGTGAAGCGCCACAAGTATCCCGAGAAGGGATAAGCCATGAGCGGCTACAGATATGGCGGTCGGAGTCCTCCCCGGCTGCGCATCTTCGGAGGGTTGAATTTTCCGGTAGTGAGTGAGGAGGGAAATACATCTATCCTCCGCAGCAATGTAGATCAGGAACAGGAGGACGAACCTATGAAATTAAAACACAAAGTTCGAATCAATATCGCCGACAGGAATGGGCATAAGCAGGAAGTCTTGAAGAGCGAACACAGGAGTATTCCGAAAAGGCTGCTCACCTTTCTCTTCGGAGAATTTTGCGAGGTTCTCGTGCTGACGCCGGGAGAAACCGTGCAAGGCATCGAGATCAAGGAAATGCGGGGTGAGAACAATGAGTGAGAACATCGAACTGATGATGCCTATCAAGGCGGCCCCGTATGACCATCAGAAAAAGGCGTTCGTCTTTGCCTGCGACAAGTTCGGTGTATTTGATGAGCGACTCAAAAGTCGTGGAACAGCGCTTCTTATGGAAATGGGCACAGGCAAAACGATAGTGAGCATCGCCGTGGCAGGCTGTATGTACCAGTACGGCAAAGTCAACCGTGTGCTGGTGGTCGCTCCGCTTTCCATCCTCGGCGTTTGGGAAGAAGAATTCGAGAAGTTCGCTGATTTTCCATATTCCATGACCATTCTCAAGGGAACAGTGGCAAAGAAAAAGGAGCAGCTGACAAAGCTGCCGGACAAAGGCTTGCAGGTCGTGGTCGTGAATTACGAGAGCGCATGGAGGCTCGAAAAGGAACTTCTGGAATATAACGCTGACCTGGTAATCGCGGACGAGGCACACAAGCTGAAAGAGAACCGGACCTCTCAGAGCAAGGGGATGCACCACATCGGCGATAAGGCGAGGTACAAGTTGCTCCTCACAGGTACGGTCATAACTAACCGCGAACTGGATGTGTTCTCGCAGTACCGTTTTCTTAATCCGCAAATATTCGGCACATCATTTTATACATTTCGCAACCAGTTTTTTGATATGGGCGGCTATGGCAATCACACACCGGTCTTCCGTAAATGGATGACGGATGAATTTCTACGGAAACTCCACTCGGTTGCGTACCGCGTGACAAAAGCGGAGTGCCTTGACCTTCCGGCAATCACCGAAGAAATAAGAACCGTGGATTTGGAGAAGGACGCTATAAAACTGTACGACAGCATCGAGGACGAAAGCTACGCCGAACTGGACGAATCGGAGGTCACCACAGCGAACATTCTCACAAGGCTTCTTCGCCTGTCGCAGATTACGGGCGGTCACCTTACCGATGACAATGGTGTAGTAAATACCGTTAGCCGCGCTAAGTTGGACGCTCTTTCAGACATTATCGACTCTGCTATGGCCGAGGATAAGAAACTCGTCGTCATGGCTCGTTTCGTGCCTGAACTGGATGATATCCAGGAGCTTCTCGAAAAGAAAAAGATCGGCTATGCCGTTGTTCGCGGCGGTGTTAAGGACCGCGACAGTGAAATTCATCGCTTCCAGTATGACGATAGTTGCCGTGTGTTCGTCGGACAAATTGCGGCAGCGGGATTGGGCATCACCTTGACCGCTGCATCTACGATGGTCTTTTATTCCCTTGATTACAGTATGAGCAATTTCGAGCAGGCTAAAGCACGTATCCACAGAGCCGGGCAGAAGGAGAACTGCCACTACATCTACCTCGTTTGCAGGGGCACGGTCGACCGCAAGGTCTTATTCGCTCTGCGCCAGAAGCAGAACCTTGCAAAGATGCTCGTCGATGATTACCGCAAGGGCAGGAATCCATTTAAAAACTGACCTTTCACATAGGGGGTTGAATTCCTCGGTAGTAAGTGAAAGGAGGTAGTCACCGATGGAGAACACAAAAATCTTTGAAATGGCTGACAAGCTCAAGACTCTGCAGGAACAAAAGAAGAATCTCGAAGAGCAGACCAAGGTTCTGGGAGCGGAGATTGAGGAGTTGGACGAGCAGCTTTCCGATGCCATGACAGATGCCGAACTTGACCGTTTTTCCCGTAACGGCAGCACATTCTATTTGAAGAGCCGCCTGTTCGCATCTCCGGCATCCGGTCGCAAGGACGAGATGATGAGGGCTCTGAAAGAAAACGGATACGGCAGTCTGGTCGTAGAGACGGTCAACGCAAACACTCTCGCTTCCTTCATCAAGGAGCAGCGTGAAGTCACGGGCGAAGATGTCCCGGCATGGCTCGGCGATACCGTCAGCACTTACGAAAAAGTTTCGGTCGGAATCCGCAAGTCGTAGGAAAAACGATTCACTGCATCAACGCAAAAACCACAACTTATTTCATTTCATTAGGAGGACATTGACCATGTCAGATAAGAAGAACACCGAAATCGCAGTGAACGAGGGCTTCGCTGCACTTACAAACAGAGACGTACTGAATGAGGCTTTAGCAGACGATTGTCAGGGGCTTGAGTTTTCCTTCGACCGCGTGAAGCTGCCTGCGGGTGGCGGCACGGCGTTTGAGATCCCCTCTGCCGAGAGCGATGAGTCCGAAATGGTAAAGGATATCACCGGCGTTATCGTCTACAACCATCCCGCCTATGCATACTACCGCGATAAATACACGGGCGGCAACAATCCTCCCGACTGCGGCAGTTTTGACGGTGTGACGGGCTTCGGCGTTCCCGGCGGGAACTGCCAGAACTGCCCGTATAACAAGTTCGGCAGCGGCGAGGGTCAGAGCAAGCTGTGCAAGAACAAGCGTATGCTCTACATCCTGCGCGAAGGAGAACTGTTCCCCATCACGCTTTCCCTGCCGACCGGGTCGCTCAAGTCCTTCACGAACTATGTGAAGAGCCAGCTTTCCCGCGGGCGCAAGCTGAACCAGGTGGTCACGAAGATCACGCTGAAGAAGGCCACCAACGCATCCGGCATCGCATTCTCCCAGGCGGTATTCTCGTTCGAGCGTATGCTGACCGCCGAGGAGAGGAACGCCGTGGCGGGCGTGTCGGAAACGGTCAAGGCGTATGCCGCGAACCTTACTCCGGCGTCCCTCATTGACGATGAGCCGCTGGTCGATCCCGAAACGGGCGAGATCATCGAACCTTTGAAGTAAAGCACACGAACAAGCCCGGAGGGGTAATATGCTCCTCCGGGTATTTCCCATAGGAGTGATTGCGCATGAATACAGAATATAAATGTGTGACCACAGTGGACGGGATAAAGGATTACATCGGAGGCAGCCGTATTGTTGCTTTTGACTTCGAGACTGCTCCCGACGATCCGTACCGCGAGGAGGACAAGGCCGCGCTCGATCCGGCGAAGGCGCATATTGTCGGCTGTTCCTTTTCCGTGAAGGAAGGTACGGGCGTGTATGTCCCCGTTGCCCACCGTGTCGGCACCAACATAGACCAGGACGCTTTTTTTGCATTTCTTATGGCGTTCCTCATGGATAAAACGGTTATAAAGATCGCCCACAACATCGCCTTTGAATCCTCGATGGCGTATGCGAGGGGCATCGTGATCCAGGCTCCCGTGTACGACACGATCTGTGCGTCACAGATGAGCCTTAAAAGTATATACGAGTTCCGCAAGCTGAACGAGAGCGGTCTGAAACGGCTGGCGGAGGAACTGTTCGGAGAGCCGCTCCCTTCGTTTTCGAGCGTCACGGACGGAAAGCACTTTGACGAGCTGGACGCACAGGACGAGGAGACCGTCCGCTACGGCTCTGCGGACTCCGATTTTGCCCTTCGGCTCTATCACAAGTTCAACGACTGGTTCGACCGCTACCTTCCGAAACACAGGTACATTGTGGAGGAGATCGAAAGCCCGACCGCCGTGTACCTCGGCATCATGAAAACAAACGGCATCCCGGTCAACCTCCCGCTCATGCAGGAGCGCAAGGCCGAGGCTGAAAACGAGATGGAACGCATCCGCAGGGAGATCGAGTTCATCATCGGTGATGTGAACATCGGTGCGAACTGCTCCACGCAGGCGTTCAAGAATTATCTGTATAAAGACCTGGGGCTGCCCATCTTAAAGACCACGGAAACCAACCGCGAGGCGGCTGACGATATGACGATGACGCTCCTCAAGGAGTGGTGCGATGAGAACCGGCCGGACCTGTCGGGGCTTTTTACGCTGGTGCAGGAGTACCGCAAGTGGGGCAAGATCAAGTCCACATATATCGACGGGTATTTGAAATATCTCAATCCCGTGACGGGCTGCATCCATCCCGAACTATTTGCTCTGTCCACGGATACGGGCAGGATGAACTGCCGCAATCCGAACGCGCAGAATATGCCCAGGAAAACCAACGATCCCATCGGCGTCCGAAACTTCATCAAAGCGCCGGAGGGCTGCCTTATCCTTTCGCTCGATTTCTCACAGATAGAACTGCGCGTGGGCGCGTTCTACTGCCGTGATGAGAGGATGCTCGACACCTACCGCAAAAACGGCGATATCCACGCCGCCACGACCAGCGTCATTTTCGGCGTGAGCTACGAGGAAGCGCAGGACAAGCATTCGGATAATTACAAGGAACACAGGACGATCGCCAAGAACGTGAACTTCGGCACATTCTACGGGCTGTTCCCGCGGGGGCTGCAAAAGACGCTGAAGTTCAAGGCGGGGGTTGAAAAATCCGTGAGTGAGTGTGAGGAGATACTTTTCAACCTCAAGCACGGATACAAGGGTCTGACCGCATGGCAGGAAGAGACGAAAGCGGACGCCGCGAGGCGTATGTATTCTGAAACCTGGCTCGGACGGCGCAGGTACCTCCCCGGCATCACCTCGGACAATTGGGGACAGAAGTCGTTTGTGGAGCGGTGCGCTCTGAACACGCCTATCCAGGGGACGGCGGCGGATATTCTGAAGCTCGCCATTACGAGGATACTTGCCGGACTGCCGGAGCGGGAATGGCTCAAGCCCATCCTTCAGATACACGATGAACTTACTTTCATTATTCCGGAGGACAGGCTGAAGGAGGCGGTGGCTTTTATCCGTGCCTGCATGGAAGAAAAGCCTTTCCCGGAGTTCGACCTTCCGCTGATTGCGGAAGCTTCTGCCGGACCGACCTTTGGAATGATGGAAGAACTGGAGGATTGAATATGTTCAAAAACAGCGAAGGCTATGCCGACCCGACAGCGGGGGCGGCGATGAGCCTTATTATGAAGGAATACCGGCAGAAACAGAAAAAGCGCTATGCCGACAAGAACCGCAGGAGAATTTATGTCGCTTCCAAATATGCAGGCAATGTGGAAGCGAACGTTGCGGCCGCAATAGGTTACTGCCGCCGCGTCATAGATGAGGGGCATATGCCGATAGCAAGCCACCTTTTATATTGTCAGATACTTAATGACAACGATCCCGAAGAGCGGGAACTGGGGCTGATGTTCGGACTCGCTCTTCTCCGCCTCTGTGACGAAGTATGGGTATTTGGCACAGTATCGCCGGGTGTAGCGCAGGAAATCGAAGAAGCTAAGCGCCTGAACAAACGGCTCAAATATTTTGAGGGGGTGGGTGTATGAATGTAACGGTGACTGATGTTCTCGGAGCACTCTTTAATCCGACCGATACCGTCTGCTTCCGCGTCTTTGATGATAAGAAAAGCGGAGTGTTCCAGGGACTGAAGCTGTCCTGTGAATGCGGGAAATATAAGAGCATCGAAGAGACGCTTAAGAACCATAATGCCATGAACCGCGGCATATTTTTCGTTGTAAACTTCGGCGGACAGGATGATGAGTCCATAACGAGGATCAATGCACAGTTCGTGGAGATGGACAATGCCAGCTTTGATGAACAGCAGAAAAAGATCGATGCGTTCCCGCTACCTCCATCAATGATAATGAAAACGCAGAAGTCCTACCATGTGTACTGGTTCATGGATTCGACCGCGAAGGTGGAGCGTTTCCGTATGATACAGACGCAGCTTGTGAAGCATTTTGACGGCGATCCGATGTGCGTGAACGAGTCGAGGGTCATGCGCCTTCCCGGTTTCATGCATTGTAAGAAAGATACTCCCGTGGAGGTGACCTGCGTCAGCTTCCATCCCGAACGCAAATACACGCAGGATCAGCTTTCGGACGTGCTGCCGGAGGTATACCTTGCTCCCGTGGAGCGCAAGTGCGGGACGGAGAAAGGCATCGACCAGGTGTTCCGCTCATGCGTGTTCATGCAGCATTGCCGCGATGACGCGGCGTCCCTGTCGGAGCATGACTGGTACGCCATGATAACCAACCTCGCTCCTTTCGAGGGCGGTACGAAGATGATACATGACCTGTCCGCTCCGTATCCGGGATATAGCGAGGGCAACACGCAGAAGAAAATAAACCATTTCCTTGAGAGCGGGACGAATCCCATCACCTGCAAGACCATCTGCGAGAAGGGATTCAAGTGTCCGAAGTTCGCGGCCGGCGAATGCCCGGTCAAATCACCTGCGGCGTGGTGCTATCAGCCCTTGCCCGCGGACGCTCTCCTCGACATCCTGCACGGCATCCCCGTGACGGGCGAGGCGATAAAAGACCTGCAGGCGGCAAAGCAGTTCGTTTCGGATTATCTGTATAACCAGGACGTGGTGACGGCGGACGTCATCATCAATTCCGAAATCCGCGACCATTTCAAACTGAAGGCATCGTTTCTTAAATCGCTGAATCAGGTGTTCAAGGATGCCAGCAAAGCGTACCAGGCAAGCAAGAACGCAAAGAGAGCCAAGGCGGGTACGGCGATCCCCGACTGGTACGAGCCGACCGATAAGGGTCTGCGTTTCCTGCCCGGTGTGCTTGCGAAGGATATGTCGGACGGGCAGCAGGTATTCTATGCGGCGGAGCAGCACTTCAGCTATCGGGGCGGCGTGTATGTCGAGATGTCCGAGATGGAAGCGCAGCGGCTCGTGCAGGAGAAGATGCTGATACGGGAAACGAAGATGTCGCAGATCATTGATGCGGAGAAACAGTGGCGTCTCCTGGTGCAGAGGGACATCCGCGAACTGAACGCAAATCCCTACATCATCAATGTCCGCAATGGCTTATACAACGTGCTGGAGGATACGCTGACAGAACACACGCCGGATTATTACTCTACGGTGCAGCTTGCCGTGACCTATGACAAAAAGGCGGACTGCCCACTATTCAAGAAGTTCCTTGCGGAGTCGATGGGCGGTGATATGGAGCAGGTCGGCCTGATTCAAGAGATGCTCGGCTATTTCCTTATCCCGGTCAACTCGGCGCAGAAATGCTTTGTTATCGTAGGTGTTGCTTCCGCAGGAAAATCTGTGCTGCTCCGTGTACTGAATGATGTGCTTTTAGGAAAGCAGAACGTGTCAAACGTATCCTGGCAGGCGCTGAATGAGAGGTTTAAGACGGCGGAGCTTTTCGGCAAGCTGGCTAACATCTTCGCCGACCTGCCCACGAAGAACATTGATGATAACGGCATCTTCAAAGCTCTTGTGGGCGAGGACTATCTGACCGTGGAGAAAAAGAACAAGAATCCGTTCTCGTTCCAGTCGAGCGCAAGACTCCTGTTTTCCTGCAATAGCATACCGAAAAACTATGGCGATAGGTCGGAGGGCTTTTACCGCAGGCTCATCATCATACGGTTCAATCATACCGTGCCGCAGGACAAGCGCGATCCCGAACTGCTGGAGAAGTTCCGCATGGAAGCGGACGGCATATTTCTGTTCGCGCTGGAGGGGCTGCGCAGGCTGATGAATAACCATTATGTGTTCTCCGAGACGCAGGTCAATGCGAACGAGCTGCAGCAGTACCGCGAGGAGTCGGATTCCGTGCTGTCGTTCGTGAAGGACTATTGCGAACTGGATGCTGAGTATAGCGCCGGGTCCACGGAACTGTTCAACGCATATAAGGGGTACTGCGAGGAATGCGGTCTGAAGCCGTACTCGCAGAAGAACTTCGTGCAGCAGATCACGGCGGCGTTCCCCGATGTGACACGGGACATCGACCGCATGGCGAAAAGGCGCATTTTAATGGGGATAAGGCTCGGAGAGGTGCTGGGATGATGAATCCCGGTAGCCTTTCCACGAGCATCTTCGGAACACGAGAACACGTAGGAACACCAAAATCCTATCTCCCCATATATAATACACATATTTTTATATACCTTGATTTTCGTTACAAAAAATATATGAAAATAGGATTTTTCGTGTTCCATGTGTTCCAAGCGTTGAAAATACGGAGGTTTTAGGAACAGATGAAAGAAGCGGACATTGTAAAAGCAATCATGAAGTACCTTAAGACCGTGCCTGGGTGCTTCTGCTGGAAAGAACACGGCGGTATGTATGGGACGGCAGGCATCCCCGATATCATTGCCTGCATTAATGGTCATTTCTACGGATTCGAGGTCAAGACCGAGAGTGGCAAGCCTACGAAACTCCAGGAGGCTACTATCCGAAAAATCCTCGCGGCGGGCGGCACTGCGCTGGTGGTGCGTTCGGTGGACGAGGTGCGAACCGCGATAAACGGTTCCCTGCGCTGATACAAAGATACATCGCTCCGATGCAACGATGCCTATTTCCGAAAATGGGAGGTATCGAATATGAGCGACATCACAAATTACGAGAACCTTGCGAACGCCATAATCCTGCAGGCCGCGAAGGACTATCGGATGGCTCTGAAGTGTCTGAAGGCGAATCCGAAGAACAGGACGGCTCTGGCGGACAAGGACGAGATCGAGAGATTCTTCCGTTCGCAATGGTTCACGGTTTTAACGAGTGTTGACGGTGAGATGCTGATCCGCTCCCTGACAATGGAGGTGGACGCATGACCGCTAAAGAATATCTGAACCAGGCGCGGCACCTGGACGCACTCATCAACTGCCGCCTGCGTGAGATTGACTACTGGAGGAATTTATCGAGCAGCGTCTCAGGCATGAAATTCGACGGGATGCCGCACAGTCCCAATCGTCCGACAGAAGCGCCTTTCGTGAGGTGTCTTGAAAAGATAGACGAGATACAGAGGGACGTGGAGGACAAGGTGGCGTACCTGGTACGGCTCAAGGAAGAGATCAACATGGCAATCGATATGCTTGCAAGTCGGGATGAACAGCTTCTACTTCGCTATCGTTACCTTGATGATTTCACCTGGGAGGAGATCGCCAGGATGCTGAACGTGTCGCTCCGCACGGTGCATCGCATACACGGGTCGGCTTTGCAGAATTTTATCGTCCCGGATTGAAAGTTGGCACGGTTTGGCACGGAATGTCACTATTTACCTATGGTATGATTACAATAGCAAAGTAGAATAAGACAAGCCTCATGGGTGTAATCCTGTGGGGCTTTTCTTATGCGCAGAAACGGAGGTGAATTTAGTGCCGAAGAAACCTAAAAGACCTTGCCGGATGAATGATTGCCCCAACCTTGCCGAGGACGGTGAGATTTACTGCCCGGAACACAAAACGGAAGCCGTACATTTCTACAACCGGTACCAGCGACCTAACGATAAGAATGTATACGGACGCGCATGGAAACGAATAAGGGACAGAAAAATCCGGGAGTCTCCATTGTGCGAGGAGTGCTTGAAGCAAGGCATCTACCGTCCGGCGGAGGAAGTCCATCACCGTGTCCCCCTATCGGACGGCGGAACACACGAGAGGTCTAACCTTGTGTCTCTGTGTCGTTCGTGCCACATGAAAGCGCATGGCGAACTTGGAACCCGAAAGCCGCACAGTTTTGACGACTGAGCACCCGGTGGGGGCATCAAAATCTCCACAATTTTTTCAAGCTGACAGCGGCCTGGGGTCACATGTGAATAAAAAGCGTAATCAAAAGGGTGATAAAGGAAGGCGGTGAGAAAATGCCGACAAAATCGAATAACACCGGCGGACAAGGCGGAAAAAGGCCCGGCGCCGGACGCAAGAAAAAGGCTGTGACCGAAAAAGCGGCAAACGGAAACCCGGGTGGCAGAAGGCTTACCGTTCTTGACATTCCCGATGTTGAAGGGGCAGCAATGCCGAAGCCGAAAGACATCCTTTCGGCAAAACAGCGCGACGGTACGGAGCTTCGCGCAAAGGAGATATATGAGGAAACATGGCAGTGGCTAAACAAAATTGGCTGTGCCGCGTATGTTTCTCCCCAGACAATAGAGCGCTACGCTATGTGCGTGGCACGATGGATTCAGTGTGAGGAGATGACCAATGAACTCGGTTTTCTCTCAAAACATCCGACAACCGGAAAGCCGATTACTTCTCCGTTCATAAATATCGGAATCAACTATATGAACCAGGCAGCCCGTCAGTGGGATGCCATCATGCAAATCGTCAAGGAGAATTGTACCGTGGATTTCAGCGGCGCAAACCCTAATGATGATTTGGAACGACTGCTTCATCAGAGAAAGGGGTTTTAACATGACCACATATAAAACCTGCGAAAGCGTATGCATCGGTCACCCGGATAAACTGTGTGACCTTATTGCCGACAGCATTCTGGACGAGTGTCTGCGGCTCGACAAATCCTCCCGTGTAGCCTGCGAGGTCATGGCAACGGGACACAAAATTATCGTAGCGGGAGAAATCACCTGCTCAAAGCGTGTGGATATCCGGTTTATCACTCGGCAGGCGCTGCGGAAAGCTGGATACAATCCGATAGGATACCTGATTTATGTATTTGTACATAAACAGTCCGAGGACATTGACAGCGGCGTGTCCAGGGCTCTTGAATCAAGGAACGGAGATACCTCATGGTATTCCACCATCGGCGCCGGAGACCAGGGTACGGTTTACGGATATGCCACCAACGAGACAAAAAGCCTTATTCCTCTGCCGCTGGAACTTGCTCATCAGATTTGCAAACGGCTCGACAAAGTTCGCTCGGACGGAACTGTCAAGGGCATCTGCTCCGACGGCAAGGCGCAAGTGACCGTTCAGTATGAGAATGGAAAACCCGTGCGTGTTAAGACCATCGTGGTTTCCGTTCAGCATTCCAAGGATAAAGATCTCGATGCTCTCCGAAGTGAGATCATCGCCAATGTCCTGTGGCCCGTGTTTGAGGATTTTCCTTTTGATAAAGATACGGAAATCCTCGTAAATCCCTCCGGCAGATTTGTTAAGGGCGGTCCCGCCGCGGACACAGGTCTGACCGGTAGAAAAATCATCGTGGATACCTACGGCGGTGAAGGTGCGCATGGCGGCGGAGCGTTTTCCGGCAAAGACCCCACCAAGGTCGACCGTTCAGCGGCATATATGGCAAGATGCGCTGCTGTGTCCGTCGTGCAGAACGGATTCGCGGATAAGTGCCAGGTTGCTGTTTCCTATGCCATCGGCAAAGCTGACCCTGTTGCCGTTCAGGTAGATACTTTCGGCACAGGCAGATATTCCGATACTGCAATCAGAAACGCCATCATTGATACATTCAACTTCCGGCCGGCGGCAATTATAGAATTCCTGAAACTGAAAGATACGGATTATTCCGCGACCTCGACCTACGGTCACTTCGGCGGCTTTGAGAGATGGGAGTGGAACCATTGTTCACAGGAACTCCGGGAGGCGGTGAAAAAGCATGAACAAGACAACGACTGAGATGCAGATAGTACCCATCTCCAAGCTGGTACCTTACCAAAATAATGCAAGAACACACTCGGCGGAGCAGATAAAAAAGCTCCGCTCTTCTTTACGGGAATTCGGCTTCGTGAACCCCGTCCTCATAGACCGTAGCTATGGAGTCATAGCCGGACACGGCAGAATCCAGGCGGCTATGGAGGAAGGCATCACCGAAGTGCCGTGCGTATATGTCGACCATCTCACCGACGCGCAGAAGAAGGCATATATTCTCGCCGACAACCGGATGGCACTTGACGCCGGATGGGACGAGGAACTTTTGAAGATAGAGTTGGAAGAACTCGAGGGACTCGGTATCGATCTCGGTTTAACGGGTTTTGATGAAAAGGAACTGTCTGACCTTTTCGGCAAGGATACTGAGATAAAGGATGACGAGTTCGATGTCGAAGCAGAACTGCAGAAGCCGACCTTCTCAAAAGCAGGAGATGTGTGGAAACTCGGTCGGCATACGCTCATCTGCGGAGACTCTACAAAGCAGGAAACCTACGATACTCTTCTGGGCGAAATCAAGGTAAATCTGGTGCTGACCGACCCGCCCTACAATGTCAACTATGAAGGCTCCGCCGGAAAAATAAAGAACGATAATATGTCGACGGAAAAATTCTATAAGTTTCTTCTGGATGCGTTCACTTGCATAGAAAAGGCCATGGCGATGGATGCATCTGTATATATTTTCCATGCAGATTCGGAAGGATTAAATTTCCGGCGTGCTTTTAACGATGCGGGGTTTTACCTGTCCGGATGCTGTATCTGGAAAAAGCAGTCTCTCGTACTCGGACGCTCTCCGTATCAGTGGCAGCACGAACCGGTCCTGTACGGCTGGAAGAAAAACGGCAAGCATCAGTGGTACACCGGCAGAAAGGAAACCACCATATGGGAGTTCGACAAGCCGAAGAAAAACGGAGATCATCCCACAATGAAACCGATACCGCTTTTGGCTTACCCCATCATGAACTCCTCGCTTACAAACTCCATCGTCCTCGATCCTTTCGGCGGCAGCGGGTCTACGCTTATCGCCTGTGAGCAGTCCGGACGTATCTGTTATACAGCCGAGCTTGATGAGAAGTTCTGCGATGTGATTGTAAAACGGTACATCGAGCAGGTCGGCACAAGCGAAAACGCAACTGTTATCCGGGACGGCAAGACCCTCAGATTTGGGGAGGTACAGACGGATGGAACAGAATAAGCTTATGTCCGAAAGCGGACTTACCCTCGGCAGCCTGTTTGACGGCTCCGGGGGTTTTCCTTTGGGAGGGCTTCTTTCCGGTATCCAGCCTGTCTGGGCTTCAGAAGTTGAGCCTTTTCCGATAAGAGTGACAACCAAACGCCTGCCGTTCATGAAACACTACGGTGATGTCAGCAAAATGAAAGGCGGCGAGGTTGAGCCGGTGGACGTTATCACCTTCGGCAGTCCATGCCAGGATATGTCCGTTGCCGGCAAGAGAGCGGGACTGGACGGCAGCCGCTCCAACCTTTTCTATGAAGCCGTCCGAATCGTTAAAGAAATGAGGTGCGCGACCGATGGAAAGTATCCGCGATGGATCTGCTGGGAGAATGTCCCCGGCGCCTTCTCCTCCAATAAAGGAGAAGACTTCAAAGCAGTCCTTGACTCAATCTGCAAAATCAAAGATGAAACCTGCGATGTTCCTGAATGTGAAAAGTGGGAATCCGCGGGAGAGATTCTGGGAGACGATTTTTCCGTCGCGTGGAGAGTTCTCGATGCGCAGTTTTGGGGAGTTCCCCAACGAAGAAAACGCATCTTCCTTGTCGCAGATTTTGCAGGCCGGAGTGCCGGACAAATATTATTTGAGTCCGAAGGCCTGTCAGGGTATTCTGCGGAGGGCTTCCGTGCGTGGCAAGGAGCTGCCCGCTGTGCTGAAAACAGCGCTGACAAGGCAGGCATCGGTTTTGACGGATATAACGGCAGTCTGACTGAAGATAAAGCCGCTACCCTCGGCGTCAACTGTGGTATGAGCACCGGAAGAAACGGCGTTGTGTTAAACGACCAGGGCGGAAACCGTATGGATGTAACTCATGATATAACCAGTACGTTACGTGCGGAAGCGCATCATCCTCCCTGCGTAATGGAGTCGGCGGGATTTTGTACCGAGCATTCGGCGAAAGCAAGGTCGATAGGTTATGAGGAAGAAATGTCTCCCACTCTCCGTGCCGGTGTCGTTCCGGCGGCAGTCGCGCTTGAAAACCATCCAACCGACAGCCGTATCAGATTATCTGATGATAATAAGGTTCAGACACTGACATCGCGCATGGGAACAGGCGGCAACAACGTACCGCTCCTTTTGAAAATACGATGCGGCTGCGAAGACGTTTCCTGCATATTATACGAGGGCATGCGGCACGAAATACATAACGAGATAGGGAAAGAGGCGGTCTACGAAGACATACGGGATTTTTGCCTCGACATGGCAGATGAAGCAAAATAAACAGTTCAGTTTCGGCAACGACTGGGACGGAGTTTTAGCCGACGAATTCAAAAAAGAATATTATCTGAAGCTCAAGGATTTTATAAGCTCGGAATACCGTACGCGCACGATTTATCCCGACAAGTACGAGATTTTCAGCGCGTTTAAGGAGACCCCTTACAGCGCCGCCTCGGTGGTCATTTTAGGGCAGGACCCCTACCACGAACCCGGCCAGGCTCACGGAATGTGCTTCTCCGTAAAGCCCGGCACGCAGATCCCGCCTTCGCTTGTCAACATATATAAGGAACAGGCGCAGGATGTGGGGATAAGCATTCCGAATACGGGCTATCTTCTTCCCTGGGCCGGGCAGGGCGTGCTGCTGCTCAACGCCGTTCTCACCGTAAGGGCGCATCAGGCGACTTCCCATGCCGGCAAGGGCTGGGAGAACTTTACGGACAGAGCCATTGAGCTTCTGAGCGACAGAGAAGACCCACTGGTCTTTATGCTCTGGGGCCGCTACGCAAGGAACAAAAAGACCCTTATAGACGGAAGCCGCCATCTGATTTTGGAAGCCGCTCATCCGAGTCCGCTGTCGGCGTACAACGGATTCTTCGGCTGCCGCCATTTTTCCAAAGCCAACGACTTTCTCGCCGCCAATGGAAAAACGCCCATAGATTGGCAGCTGTAG